AAAAAACAGTAGCTAAGAAAATAACAACAGTAAAAAAAACTAATGCCACTAAAAAAGGGAAAAAGTAAAAAAACTATTTCTGCTAATATTAGTGAATTAGTTAGAAGTAAGGCTAGTCCAACTAGAAACAAAGCTATAAAAAGTTTGGCTAAAAAGCTTGATGTTCCTTACAATAGAGCCAAACAAATACAAGCTCAGGCTATTGCTCTGAGTCAAGCAAAAAAATAGGAGTAAACAATGAAAGCGAAAACTTCCCTTAAAATAAAAGGTCAAGGAAGCATTCCATTGTCTCAGCCAAAAAAGGTCAAGGTTGAAGCATTCAAACCGGGCAGTGGTAAAGGCAAAAGCAGAGGCAAAGGAGCTGCTTTAAGAGGCAATAATTTCAGTGGAGTGTATTAATCTATGGACAAGTATGATTTTATTCATGCTCTGAGAAAAGATTTAAAAAGTAGAGAGGAGCAAGTACACGATATTGTCATGTCAGGTGGAGTAAAAGACATGGAAAATTATCAATTTTTAATGGGAGAAATCTCAGCAATATCCTATATTCATGATAAGATAAAAGAACACTTACATGACGAAGGAGATATTGTCGATGACTAAAGAAGTTAAAAAAGATAAAAAAGAAGATACAATAAGTTTAGACGAAGCTTTTGTAAAAGAAGATGACAGGGTTTTAGACCCATCTTTAATTGATAAAAGCATAGTCGAAAGAATGCCTCAACCAACTGGTTGGCGTATTTTGGTTTTACCTTATAGAGGTAAAGGTGTTACCGAAGGTGGCATTTTGCTGACAAAGGAAACCATAGAAAAGGAAACCTTAGCGACTGTAGTTGCTTATGTAGTAGCCATGGGTCCTGAATGTTACCAAGATGAAAGAAGGTTTAAAGATAAAAAACCTTGGTGCAAAAAGGGTCAATGGGTTCTTATAGGCAGATATGCAGGCTCTAGGTTTAAATTGGCGGATGATAGCGAAGTCAGAATCATTAATGATGATGAAGTCATTGCTACCATTCTTAACCCTGATGACATCGTTTCAGCATAGGAGATCATATGATTGAAGAAACAAACGAAGAAATTCAGGTTCAGCTTGACGATTTACAGGAAGATACAGAAGCTGTAGAAATTCCCGTAGAGAATCAAGAAGCATCAAACGACTCAGGCGGAGATGATGAACTTGACAAATACACCCGTGGTGTAAGCAAAAGAATAAACAAGTTAAACGAAAGAATTCGTTTGGCTGAAGAAAGAGCTTCACAAGCGGAAAGCAAATATTATTCACTAGCCAGTGAATACAACACAGTAAAAACCAAAGCGTCAGCCTTGGATAAAAGTTACACGGATGAATATGAAAATCGTGTAAAGTCTCAAAGGCAACAAGCAGAAGACTTGTATAAAAAAGCTAGAGAAACCAACGATGCTGAACTTGAGCTTAAAAGCGTTGAATTATTGAACAAAGTATCCCTTGAAGAAGAAAGGGTGAGATTGGCAAAAATGCAACAAGAACAACAAAGCTTTCAAGCGGATTATTCTGTGCAACAACCGACACAACAAAGTGTTCCAAACAACCAAACTTCAGTGTATGATAAACCTAAGCCTGACTCGAAAGCGTTAGCTTGGGCAGAGAAGAACGATTGGTTCCAAAAAGACAGAGTAAAAACTTACACTGCTATGGGAATTCATGAAGACCTCGAAGCTGAAGGTTACGATGGCTCTAGTGAAGAGTATTACGAAGAGTTAGACAACAGATTAAAAAAGGTTTACCCTGAATTGGGTCAACCAAACGACAGCAAAGGAGCCAACTCATCTGTGCAGAGAGTAGCTTCAGCTTCTACTGGAAGCCGTCAAAAAGCACAAGGGAAGAGAAGCGGAATTAGAATCAATTCTAACCATGCTTCTGTTAAAAGCAACTTAAAGCCTTATGGCATGAGTAACGAAGAGTGGCTCAAGCGTGTAGGCAAAGAGATGATGAAAATAGAAGGAGCAAAATAATGGATTTAGATGCGATTGATAATGTAACCCGTACATCTCGTGATGAAGAGCAACACGATAAAAAAGCTAGAAGAAAGCCTTGGCAACCTGCAAGGATGTTAGAGACTCCACCCGCACCCGAGGGTTATCAATACCGTTGGATTAGGGCAGAGTATGTAGGAGTAGAGGACAGAAACAATGTTTCTGCCCGTATGAGAGAAGGATGGGAATTTGTCCGACAAGACGAAATGCCTGATTTCCCTTTACCTACAATCGAACATGGAAGACATGCAGGTGTCATAAGCGTAGGTGGTTTGATATTGGCAAAAATACCAACAGAAACTGTCCAAGAACGAAACGAGCATTACAAGAACAGAAATGTTCAACAGAACCAAGCTCTTGATAATACAATGTTCAGTGAAGTTCAGGGCAACAACAAGTATGTGAAGTATTCTTCCGATAGAAAATCGAATGTATCATTTGGAAAAAAAAGGTAGGTAAATAATGGCGAATAAAGACGCTTCATTTGGTCTGAAACCTGTAAGAATGATGGGTGGCTCACCCTATTCAGGCGGACAAAGCCGCTATCGAATAGCAGCAAACTACGACACTTCAATTTTTCAAGGCGACATCGTGAAACAAGTCACAGGTGGAACCGTTGAAAGAGCTGCCGCAGGCAGTGCTGTCCCAGTAGTTGGCGTATTCAATGGCTGTATGTACACAGACCCAACATCATCCGAGCAGATATTTAGCAACTATTATCCAGCAGACACAAATGCTTCAGATATAATTGCTTTTATCGTAGACGACCCTGAAACAGTATTTGAGGTTCAGGCAGACGACACTTTCCCAGTGGCTGATCTGTTTGGAAACTTTGATATTGTTGACACTAACTCAGGAAGCACCTATACAGGTATTTCAGGAGTAGAACTAGATGTCACAACAGGTGCGACAACAACAACTCTTCCTTTGAAGGCTATTGACATTTCTCAAGACCCTGACAATGAAGATGTAGGTAGTGCTAATACGAATGTATTATGCGTAATTCAAAATCATATCTGTGGTGTTAAATCCGCAGGTCTAGCATAAGGTAGGTGACAAATGGCTATAAGTAGATCGCAACTTGCGAAAGAACTAGAACCGGGTCTTAATGCTCTATTTGGACTAGAATATGACGAATACAACAGCGAATACGAAGAACTGTATTCTATAGAAGACTCTGAAAGAGCTTTTGAAGAAGAAGTGTTAGTTGTTGGATTTGGTGCTGCTCCTGTCAAGGAAGAGGGTGCAGGCGTTAACTTTGATAATGCTTCAGAAGGCTATACTGCAAGATATACACACGAAACTGTGGCTCTTGCTTTTGCATTAACTGAAGAAGCTATTGAAGATAACTTGTATGACCAATTGGGTAGAAGGTATACAAAAGCCTTGGCTCGATCCATGCAACACACTAAAGAAGTAAAAGGTGCAAATGTTTTAAACAATGCATTTGATAGCAATTATGCTATTGGTGATGGTCAACCATTGATCTCAACTGCTCATCCGCTTGCGGGTGGTGGTTCTGCTGCTAACAGAGCAACAACAATGGCTGATCTTAACGAAACTTCTTTAGAAGATAACATAATTGATATCTCAACTTTTGTTGATGACAGAAATCTAACTATTGCAGTTAGACCTGATAAATTGATTGTTCCACCACAATTAGTATTTGTGGCTGATAGACTGCTCAACACACCGGGCAGAGTCGGAACAGCCGATAACGACATCAACTCAATTAGAAATCAATCTTCTGTACCTAACGGTTTCTCAGTAAACCATTATCTGAACGATCCTGATGCATATTTCATTATGACATCTGTGAACTCTGATGGTGAAGGTTTAAAAATGTTCCAAAGAACTGGAATGGAAACCACTATGGAACCTGAATTCTCAACAGGTAACATTAGATACAGAGCTAGAGAAAGATACTCATTTGGTGTCTCTAACTGGCGTGGTGTCTTCGGATCACAAGGAGCTTAAGTTTCTTAAGAACCGTAAAGGGAGCTTCGGCTCCCTTTTTTTGTGCTAAAATTTTGTGATGAGATATTACCTAGAATTATTAATCAAAGCCAAAGGCTTATTGGAAACTGTTGGTCATGTATTTTTAAAAGACTCAAGCAAAAATGATGACAACAAAGAAATATACACTCACATCTACGAAGCCTTTAAACACTTAGAAGAAGCCATAAAAAAACTAACCAAGTAAATCTTGAGACCTTGGTTGATAAAGAGTATAGTTATCTAAACCGAGGTAACTCGTTGCCCCAACTGACTCGGCAGACTTACTCCAAGATGGTGCAACATATTTAGTTAGGAGCAAATTATGGCTAAATCAACTTTTTCAGGTCCAGTCAAATCATTGGCAGGATTTATTTCAGCAGGTTCAAATGCAGTTGTTAGTTTAACAGCAGATACAACCTTAACAGTAGACGATCACGCAGGAAAAATCTTGTTGTGTAATGACGCAGACGGTAAATTTACTTTGCCTTCAATTGTCACAACAACACCTAGTGATCCTACAGACCCAAATCAAGCAAATAATCTAGGAGCATCCTTCACATTTGTAGTCGTAACAGCAGCTACTGATCTTGACATCTTAACTGATGGCACAGACAAGTTTGTTGGTGGATTATATACAGGCGTGGATGATAATACTGGTAAAACTTTTATCTCAGGTGCTACTAACGATGTTATTACTTTAAACGGAACAACCAAAGGTGGATTAGCAGGAAGCGTTATTAAAGTGCATGCTATTGCAAGTGCTAAATATGCTGTTGAAGGAATCACTTTAGGCTCAGGTACTTTAGTAACTCCATTTGCTGACGCATAATTAGGAGCTTAGTATGTCTATGCGAATAACAGGCTCAGATGTAAAAACGGCAACCACAACATCTAGTGCAACTGGCGGTGCTTCTTTGATCTCAGGGAGATCAAGGTTAAGAGGCTACATAATCGCAGGTGGTGCATCCGATGGAACCGTTACATTTAAAGATGGTTCGGTAACAGGCTCAACTTTACTTATTGCACCTTGCAATGCTAACGATACAGAAACTTTAAACATACCTGATTCAGGCGTTTTGTTTAACGATGGTATTCATGTTGTATTAAGTAATATTGACAGAGTTACTATTTTTCATTCTTAGTTATGGCAGGAAGAGAGTATTCTTCTATATCTAGGGTAGGAACATCTGAACCCTTTGAGCTTCAAGTCTCAAGGGGTCAGATTTCTTATCACACTCCTTTATTTAAATATGGGTACAATCCTTTAATTGTTAATGTAAATGAAACTATTTGGGATGGCGGTGGTATTTATAATTATCCAAGTTCTGCGGCAGCTTTAGATGTTTTAAGTTCAGTTGCAGGAACAGACTCAGGAATTACTGGAACTGTTTTTGGATTAGATACAAACTATCAAGAAATACAAGAAGATTTTACTCTTGATGCATCAGGCGAATATACAACAACTGCTGAATTTTTAAGAGTTTATAGAGCCTATATAACAGGTAGCTCATCTCCTACAGGAAACATTACATTTAAAATAGGTGCTACATTGCATGCACAAATAACTGCTGGTGAAAACCAAACATTAATGGCAGTTTATACAGTGCCAGTTGGAAAAACTCTTTATGTAACAAGAGGCATAGCAACACATGGTACTGATACCTCAGGTGCTTTTATGACTGTAAGATTTGTAACAAGAGAATATGGTTCAATATTTAGAACAGCTACTAAAATTGATTTAATAGGAAATCATATAGACTTTCCTTTTGACCAACCTTTAAAAATTACAGAAAAAACAGATTTAGAGGTTAGAGCTATTTGTTCTAAAAATCAAAATAATGCAATAGCAGCAACTTTTGAAGGGATATTAATAGATAACGCTTAATTATGGCAGAGCGAAAAAAAACAAACCCCATACCAAAGACAACTAAAGGCAAAGGGGCTAATTATCGCCCTACCAAACAGGGTGCAGGCATGACAGCCAAGGGTGTTAAAGCTTACAAAAAAGCTAATCCCGGTTCTAAATTAAAAACAGCCGTAACTGGTAAAGTTAAAAAAGGAAGCAAGGCAGCAAAAAGGCGTAAATCTTATTGTGCTAGATCACTGGGTCAACTAAAGAAAAGCTCTGCTAAAACAAGAAACGACCCTAACTCAAGAATTAGGCAAGCAAGGCGAAGGTGGAAGTGTTAAATGGCTATACCTAAAAATGTAAAAAATCCAAGTCTTTATAGCAAAGCTAAGTCTAAAGCAAAGGCAAAGTTTGATGTTTATCCATCAGCGTACGCAAATGCGTACATGGTAAAGGAATACAAAAAAATGGGCGGACAATATAAAGCACAGGGTGGAATTATGGAAAAAAGTCTAAAACCAATACCTAAGGGCAACAAAGGTTTGCCTAAGTTACCTAAAGATGTACGCAATGAAATGGGCTTTATGAAAAACGGTGGCACAGTTAAAAAAGGTGCAGGTGTTAAAAGTTTTATAGCTCGTGGTTGTGGTGCGGTTATGAATAATCGCAGAAAGAAAACCAAGATGCGAGGTTAAATTATGGGCATGAATTCAAAACATTATTTAAAAGATGGCACCGTTTGGAGTGGTTCTTATCATAAAATGCCTAATGGAAAATTACATACCAATAAAAATCATACAAAAACAAGTAAGCCAATTTTTCATTACGGAGATTTGAACAAGCTTGCAAAGAAACGGGCTATGTCACAAAGAGGCAAGTAAATGGCAAAACCAGCAGGCGGATTAAGGCGGTGGTTTAAAGAAGATTGGGTAGATATAGGCTCACCCAAAAAGGGTGGTGGATTTAATAAGTGTGGAAGAAAGTCCACAAAAGGTTCAAAAAGAAAGTATCCAAAGTGTGTGCCTAAATCTAAAGCACAATCAATGAGTAAATCACAAATTAAATCAGCAGTTACAAGAAAAA